CGTGAACAAAAGTCAACATTCTTGTCACCTGAATTCTTATTGACAGTAAGTGTTAGTCCGAGTTCAGCACCGGAACGTACTATACTCTCGGTCGAATCTATATTTGGTAAATTGGTGTTGCGCACCATGTCGTCACCGAGGATCACACAAACTGTATCTTCTACGAAATTCAGCACGGTTGGAGGTTGTTGATGTATAAATGAGAAATTTTTCACGTAATCATACGTGTGAAGAATCAGCATACCGACGGAATTTAAGATCGTTGTAGGAAACCATCCAGATTTATTTCCGCCGACAGGGAAATAACCTACGCCATCGAGAAGTTCAAAGCAGTAGCTCAGAGACAAACACAAGGCGTTCCAAAAAGGTTCGGGTTTATCATAGAGTGGAGCGATGCATGATACGATACGCCTAATGAATTGTGGTCGCATATGTTTATCCATACTGGAAACATCAGTACTTGTTACATTACTTTCACCTTTAGACAGGATCTGGCACATAATAAGGTGGCATTCTCGTAGAGGATCCAAGCCTATTTTAATAAAATTCTTATGATGATTTCTCTGCATGTTGGCCACTAGATCACCAAATATTCTCTTAAGAGTAATGTTGGTTGAAAGGTCTATTTCATTAAAAAGTCGGGTTTTTCCGCTATCAACTTTAGCGCGAGGTAATAGTTCTACTTTTGGTACATCTCGGGCAACAATAAGGAAGGGAGTACCCTGATTAAGAGAATCCATTTGTTGTTTGGCTTCCTTGATGGTAAAATCTCCTGCATCGCCGCTCAAAGCGTAAATTGGAGCTTGGTGTTGATTTTTGTTAGTATTATACACCATTTCTTCCTTCTTGTGTATCTTAAACTTAGCTTTCATTGTAGGTCCGGCAGAGGTGTTCATATTGAATCCTTCGAGCTCCATCTCAACATTGCCATTAATAGCTTCAAAGATAGACAGAATTTTATGGCCTATACCATACGTGTGTACCAAGTAATCTTGAACTATACGGATTGTTACGTCCATGAGTTGTTCATTCGGATTCCATGGTTTACCATTTCCTGTTCGTGCAGCCTGAAG